TGTTGGAGATTCTTCACTAGCTTATATTGATGGAACTACTTTAAAATCAGCATTTGATTTCAAAGTATTCTTTGATAGTACATATCAAAGAGAGTACTTAACTGATAGAGACGGTAACTTTGTTGTTACTTCGTCGGGAAGACTAGGATTAGATTCTGATGCATATGTAGAAATATTGGTTAATGAACTTACCCCAGAGCAATTATTTTATAAATTGATTCCCAAAAATGATCTTGGGATGACTCAATCTAAGAAAGATTTAATTATCGATGATTACAACGTTGTTGATTCTACAAAAATTTCTTTCCTTAATAGTAATATTAATGCGAATCATGTAGTTGTTTCTGCAGCAACATCTTCTTTCGTGTTTGATACTCCACAAAGTGCTATTGGCATTGTTTCTTTTACAGCAGAAAATAGTAGTTTAGAATATGTTACAAACTCTACTAATACAACTGGACCAATATTTGATATCTTAGTAACAAATGCAGGAAATAATTACGATACAATTGTTGGAGTAACGACAATAGTTAGTGAAGGTGGTGGAGAAGGATCAAAAATTAGAATATTAAGTGAATCAATTGGTGCTGAAAAAACATTCAAAACTGAAAATGTTGGTTGGGACTATCCAACAGATCCCACGTTGAGTCCAACAGCAAAACTTCCAGATATATTAATTCTCGATCAAAAACTTTCTTTTGATGGGATAGAGACAATAACTACTGGATTAAACTACAATGTAGCTCCAGATCTTATCGTAAGAGATAGCGTAACTAAAAAAGTTATAGATGAATTACTGTTAGACTATGATCTTAATGGAAATGTAGATATTATTAAAAATACAAATGATTTATCTAATGATAAACCAATCATAATCCCTATTAATAATTCTAATGGTTATAGTATAAAAAATATTATCCTTAATACCACTACTAAAATTGCAACTTTAACATTTAAGACTCAATTTAGTACAGGAACTACATTTCCATTTACTGTTGGTAATAATGTATTAGTCGAAGGTTGTGCATCAAAGACTTTGGGAAGTTCTAATAGAACTTTCAATAGTGCTGACTTTGATTATGACTTATTTCAAATCACAGAAATTGATCCAAATTTTGGCGGATCTAATGCTAATATTAAACTTGATATGTCTAAATCTGTAGGATCTGCAGAAATTCTTGGGGAATACGATGATATTAGTGCTACAGGAATTGTTGTTCCTGAAATTTATTTTCCAACATTTGCAATAACAGTAAAGAAAATTCCATATATTCCTGGAGAAATAATTACAGGAAAAACTACTGGAGCCCAGGCAGAAGTTCAAAAGTATAATGAAGATTCTGAAATCTTGAAAATATTTGGAGAACAGTATTTTGAACTTAATGAAGAGGTAGTTGGAAGTAAAAGTGGAACAGTTGCTAAAATTGATGATATTACTCTCACAGACTTATACTACAAGATTGAACCATCTGCTGTTGTTGTACAAGGATATGAGGACAACCATAGTTTCTTAAGTTCTAATGAGTACAAGATTCAAGATAGTTTCTATTATCAGAGATTCTCTTATGCTATTGAAAGTACAGTAACTGAAAATATTTGGGAAGAAGAAGTCGAAAGACTTAATCATCTTGTTGGATGGAAGAGATTTAGTAATTATCAGTTAGAGTCTCAGGATCTTGCCTATAGTGGAATTTCCACATCTCAAAATGGAGGAGACTTTGTTTCTATTGCAGACTTCTCAAGAGTAGTGAATACAAATTGTGTATTCGACTTTGATATCACTGTTGATGAAACATTATTAATTGGTAGTAAGAGATTCTCTACGGGTATGGTATTCAACAGTAGAGAACTACAAGACTTTAATAAGTCTATTGGTAACAGAGTTCTTGTTATTGATGATATTAGTGATGATTTTAATAGTGATCCACGGGGTGATCAATTTAGTGTAATCGATACTTTCAAATTAACCGAATCTAGAGCTAGAAAATATTTAATATTTGCTAGAGACAGCAGATTCACAGATCAAAGACAATTATATGTTGTAACAGCAATTCATAACGATACTGAGTTCTTTATCAATCAATATGGACGTGTAGAAACTGTTTATGAATTAGGAAGTTTTGATTTTGCTATATTTGAAGATGAAGCACAGTTGAGATTCTACCCAGAAAGATTTGAAATTAATGACTATGATTTAAGTTTCATTACTCACAGTATTTCTGATTTTACTTCAGGAATCGGAACTACTACGTTTGGTAATGTTGTTGATATTGAATTAGAACATAGTATTGTTTCTTCTGGTGCTACTACCACGATTGCGACTATTCCAACAGATTATAGATCTTCTAAATTGCTTGTTCAAATTGAAGAAGGTAGTGGTAATGTGTATGAATTAGACGAAATCAGTCTAGTTCATGATGGATCAGAAGTAACATTCCAAGATTACGGTCAGTTAACTACAGATACTTTAAATGAGTACTCCGCTGATGGTATCGGAACATATCATGCTTACATTGATGGATCTAATGTAAAGGTTGATTTGATTCCAGATAACCCTGCAATAGCTGCCGAGGTCAATGCTTTAAGAATATCTCTTGCATCTGAACCTTCTGGATTTACCACTGAGGGAAGCACTAAACTTACTACTGCTATTGTAGAATCTAATTACACATCAATTGACGCCGTAGATAGTACAGGTGGTAATTTAATTTCTTCACACTTCAATGGAATTTTAGGCATTGATGATTTCAGTAGCGGTTATTATATCATTAGTATTGATGATACTACAAATAATAAGTATCAACTTTCCGAATTAGTAACTGTTTCATCATCAACAACTGCACATTATTCAGAATATGGTCAAATATTTACTGATGGTGAAGTTGGTGTAGTTACTGCAGGTGTTGCAGGAACAGTTACATCAATTTACTTTACAGCAAATAATGCGATTGATTGTGAAGTTAGAGTTTATGCTCAGCATCTTGGAATTAGAGATGAAAGAGTAAGTAATAATCATATTGATATGATCAATGCAGATATTCTGACTGGAAATTCGGACTATCAAGGAACGCAGAATGCGGTTATAAGAGATTTCAATCTATTCCATGAGGGAAATCCAATTTTCAAAAAGAAATTTGATGGATCTAATATTGGTATTACTAGTGTCGTTGAAAATACTATTGAGTTGCCTCAACACTTCTTTGTAACAGGAGAGGAAGTTGTATATTCTTATGATGTTCTTAATGAACCAATTGGAATTGCTTCTACAGATGTTCCTGGAATTGGAGTTACTGATATATTACCATCTAAATTGTTTATCATCAAAGAGGATGAACTACTTGTAAGAGTTGCAGCCAGTGCTACAGAGGCATTGTCTTTAATTCCAACACCTTTTAATATTACAACTCTTGGAGTTGGATCCGATCATTATATAACCGCAAAGAATCAGAATCCTAAGACTCTGATCACTATTGATAATATGATCCAATCTCCTATTGTATCTACTGCTACTACAACGGGTGCTGGTAATACTTTTACAACTGTTCAAGATGTTCTTACTTTAACTGAGCAACCAGAAAGATTCTTTAGTGGAGATTTTCTTCAGATTGACGATGAAATCGTAAGAGTATCCATTGTTGGATATGGCGGTTCTGATAATGATGTATATGTTCAGAGGCCAGTTTTAGGTACACTACTTGCAGATCACGTACAATTTGCAAAAATTACTAAGGTTATTGGTAATTACAATATTATCGATAATACACTTAGTTTTGCTGAGGCTCCATATGGAAAAACTCCGATAGGATCTCCAGATAATCCTCCAGATCAAAGAGATTATAGTGGAATCACTACTTTCTCTAGATTTAGTGGAAGATCGTTCATGAGAAATGGTCAAGTTGATTCTACAAATGATCCATACTACAAAAACTATATCTTTGACGGTATTGAAGATCAATTCACAGGAATTAAGAGTTCTTTTGAATTAAAAGTTGGTGGTCAAAGTGTTGATGGATTATCGGCAAGTAATGCTATTATTACAGTGAATGATTTATTCCAATCACCTAAGGTAGATCAACTCAATGTTGATATTGAGGGAAACTACACTTTAGAAGAAGACAGTGGAGTAACAAATATCATCTTTGATGAAACATCTTATGATAGAGAAGATGATATCATTATTAAAGGTCTTCCTGTTGGCGGTAGGATCGTCTCTGTTGGGTCTACAAAGGGATTTGGGTATCAATCACTAGTATCTGCTGCTGGAACTGCTACAGTGTCTTCTGCGGGAACCATTAGTGCTATTAACGTCTCTAACGTTGGTGGTGGATATCGAACTGGTATTCAAACTAATATTAATGTCTACATTCGTGAAGAAACAGTAGAGGCATCTAGTAAAGTTGCGATAGGAACTGCTCTTGTTACTAGAGGAAGAGTTACTGGAGTGGCTGTTACAAATTCTGAGGTCTTCTACGCTCCTAGAGATATTTCTAACGTTGGTTATACTTCCATAACAGGTTTAACAACGGTTACAACATCTACAGCGCACGGATTATCTAAGGGTAATGATATTGTTCTTTCTGGAATCGCAATGACTTGCGATTATGCTCTACCACTTACCGTAACAAATGCTCAATATGATAACATAACTGGAATTATGACTGTTACCACTTCTGTGGGACATGGTTATAGCACATTCGGCAAACTCAGTGAAGTTATTCTAACTGGACTTGCATTTACTTGTGCATATGATGGTGGAGCGGGAATTCTTACTCACCCAAGAACAACAGATCCTGCATATAACGGTACAGGAGTAATTTCTGTTAATAGTGCTACCGAATTTGCTGTTAATGTTGGAGTTTCTACCACCGTTAACTTCTACACTAGTGGTGGAACTGCTCAGGGTATAATTATTGCCCCAAGACTCAACAATAATTCTGATAGTCAGTCAGATCCTGCTTCGCAGTTTGTGAGTGTAAGAAGAGTTAATAGTGATACTGAGTTTGAAGTTAATACTGGTATTTCTACATTAGGTCACTTTTATGCTAGAGGTGGTAAAGTTGCGAAGTATCTAACTGTTGATTTTGATGATCCCCTTCCATACGATAATCTGGCTACAACATATTCTACAACTTCAATCGGAGATACTGGAGGAAGATTTGCAAAGATTAGTGTTGTAGTTGGTGAAGGATCTAGTGTAACTGATTTTGATATAAAAAATGTTGGATATGGATATGAAATTAACAATGTACTAACAGTTTCTGTTGGTGGAACGGATGGTATTCCTTACATGTATCACGGAAGATTCGCTGATGCTGGAAATCTTCTTACTTTTAACAGACAGTTCCTTGTTAAAGAAGCTGTTGGATATGCAACTGCTACATATCCTTCCCTACTTTCCAATCCAGATTATGATCAAACTAAGTGTGAAAGAGATACTGGATTTATTGTTGATGCGTTAGCAAATGATCTCTTCTTTGGAGGAAACTTTAATTCTGTTGCAGCAGGAAATAAGTATTGGAATGGACCTCTAAATTATGTAACTGGAGAAACAATAGAAACCATTGCAACTTATGATTATCTTGCTGGTATTTCAACATTCGTTATAAACAATCAAATTCTACCTACTTCATATCAGGGTATTGCAGTCTCTGTTACCCAATTTACAGATGCTTCTATTGATTATGAAAATGGATCTTCATACACTCTTGATA